GTAGACCCTGAAAGCACTAACTTAGCGAAAGAATTAAATAACTATGCTTATTCAGATCGTTCAAGTAAGATGTATATTGATGACTACAACCACTTGATTGACGGAATAAGATATAACGTGACTTATCATTTAGACAATCCTCATAGGGGGCAATACTACGTATAATGAAACTAACAATCCCAACGAGCCAAAGCGAAATAACTTTAAGGCAATTTATAGCGGCACAAGGTAAGACCGAACGTGAGCAGCTTGCAATATACCTAAACATAAGCGCGGCAGTCTTAGACCAGTTACCACAAACCATATACGACGAGGCGTTACTAAATATAAGTAATGCACTTCAAGAGGAATTTAACGAACCGATACGAACTTTTAAAATCGGGTCGACTGAATACGGAATGGTAACTGATTTAAACGCAATAGAATCAGGAGCGTTTGCAGATGCAGAAGAAACGATAAGTAAAGTGGAGGAGGCAAATGTATTTCTTAACGCTCTCTACCGTCCTATTAAGCGTAAGGTGGGCGAGTTCTATTCAGTTAAGGGCTATGATTCAAATCGTGCCGTTTCGCTCTTAGACGCGCCCTTATCCGCTTATTCTAGTATGATGGTTTTTTTTTATCGTTTAGGGAACGACTTAGGGATATTTACCCCGAACTCTACACAACATCAAGTAAGCAAGGAAATAGCGACATGATGCAAGGATTTGCTCTTAAATGGGGTTGGTATCATACTTTTTGCGTATGTGCTGCGGCTGAGCGTAAGACTAAAGAAGAAGTAATGCTAATGGGGTTGGGCGAGGTCTTGTATCGACTTAGTTATGAAAGTGATGTTGTTCGGGTTAATCGACCAAAACAATAAGCGGGGGTATTTCGTTAATAAACCATGAACGGATATTATTTATTATTAGAATATTTACAAGAATTAGCCTTAAGCGATAACGACTGTAACACGTTTACGGACGGGGACGGGTTAGTCGATGCCGACCTAGACCGACAAGAAATATATCCGCTCGTACATTTAGCGTCCGATACGGGTAACTTTGTAAACGGGGTAATACAAATCAATTTAGAGATATTCGCATTAGATCAATACGACGAACAACTGGATAACGATAGAGACATTTACAATACGCAACTGTATGTATTGAAACGTATATTTAACCGCCTTAGTATTAGCGAGGGCGTGTCTCTATTAGGCGACGGCTCGTTTCAAAAGGTTGAAAAAAAAGAGAACAACCTTATCGGGTGGTCGCTCTCTTTAGTTGTTGAAGTTGATGATACGGTTATGAGGTTTTGTTAAACTTGTAACCGTCGCAAAGTTTTTTAAACTCTTCTTTGGTTATAAGATTATCGTTCTTAACTTTTAAAGCATTATCAAAAGGTACACCAGTTTTTAAATTAATAAGGTTTATCCTTTCGTTAATATCGACACGAGATAAAATAAACTCATCCCCATCACATTCAAACCTATCTCCAATCTTAACGGAAAAGCTAGGGAATAAGTCGGGTAATTGCTTTTCTATCTTTTCTCTCCATTGGCTGCAAGCCGACTCGTGAGCGTCTAGTACAAACTGTTTCGGTACTGTTACTGAACTGGTGTCGCGGCGTTTTGTGATTTTGGCGAGTGTTCCAATTTTACGAAAAGGGCAGTAACTATAAAGCCATACACCTTTAAGATCATAAGTGTCATAAGTCCCTAAGCTACCGTCGCCATGAGTTAAGTCTATTGCGAAATCTTTTGTTAACTTTTGTTTCTTTCCATTGTTGGCGCACTCCACTTCAAGCGCATCCTTAAAATACTCTTTTACTTCTTCAATTGTAGGTTTCATATTGTTTCGTTTTAAATTCAAAACAAATGTACAACTAAAAACGTTCATATACAAATGGAAGTAGAAAAAGAATTAAATAAATTTGGTAAGAGATTAGTTCAGGCGAGCCGCAGCAGTTTAACACAACAGAAGATTAACGCTAGTGGGGAGCTTTACAAGTCGATCGGTTACGATTTGAAAGTAAGCCAGAACTCGTTCGAGTTCGCTTTCGGGTCAGGTTTAGATTATGCCGAGTTTCAAGATCGCGGGGTAAGTGGTAAAGAAAGGAAATTCAATACACCGTTTAGTTATAAGACAAAGAAACCGCCCGCAAATGTATTCGAGTCATGGGCGAAACAAAAAGGGATTAAGCCGCGCTCGAAAGCAACTGGGCGATTCATAACCTTAAAGTCGTTCGGGTTTGCAATGAGTAATCACATTTTTAAGCAGGGTATAAAACCAAAGAACTTTATAACGCGCCCATTTGAGAACGCGTTTAAAGCTCTGCCTGATGATTTAGTCGAGGCGTATGGGCTTACTCTAGACCGATCACTTTTACGTTAAACTGTTTCTTTTAACGGCGCGTAAGTTTCACGATGCATAAATCCTTTTGTTTTATCTTCGTAAATTGCGTGGTCTAAATAATCAATATCTTTTAAATTTAAGATGTCAATGATTTTCATATCTCTAAAATAACTTGTGTTATCACAAATAACATTTATTTCATGATATATGCTTTTATTAGTGATGGAGTAACACGCGATTGAGTCTCCTGAATCGTAACATTCAAACCTAGCCTCATCATTTAAGATTCCTAACAAATCAAATTCTTTTTTAATCTGTTCTAATTTTTCTGGTAACATACTATTTAGTTTTTAAATTCGCTGCAATATACGTAATAAAACAAAACCTTGCAACTTTTCGTTAATAAAATATGGCTACATTTTCAGAAATAGATATAACGTTCTTAGACGGTTTTGAGTTTAACACCGCAACGAATAGGCTTATAGTCGGTTACTTTGACAACGATTTGAACCAAAGTAGGCAGCTTACTTTTACCGTAGTAGATACGAGAGTAGACCCGTTTGAGTTCAGCGACGGTGCGACCGCTAACGATCAAGCTAACTTTTTCTTTACCGCAGCCGATACGGATTTGAATACGAATTGGGAGGTTTCTATTTTAAGCAATACCGTTACGATTAAATCAACAGTCGAAGAAGTACAATTTGAAACGGCTTTCGCTGGCGCGCCGAATGATACACGCATTAGCTTTGAGATTAGAAACTACTCGCCAGCAAGCGCGCGAACTTCGGGAGTGTTGCCGACCCGATCAAATTATTATGTTAACCAATCTATTGACGACCCGCTTGTTATTAGTCAAACGGTTAAAATGTGGTTTAATGCAACTGGCGATTTTAACGACGATTACGATAACGATACACCACAATATGTATTAACTCAGTTACGCCCTAGTTTAAATTGGAGTGAGTTCGACTTAGCTATTAGCCAATATGCTAGAGATTTCATTTATCCTGAATTGCCGACGCTTACGGCGGGACTTAATCCAAGCAAAGAGAATAGCGTTATAACCACTTCGGTAAGCACTAGGAACAACTTACAAGGCTCAGATCAACCCGTATTAAACCAAGTAATCACAACGCTAGGTTATAGCACTTACTCACAAGGCGCGCAGTTTATTTATGATAGTAGTGAAGTACTACTAAGCTCAACACGACACCAAGTTAAGCCCGACGGAAAGATAATAGTTCCGATCTATGCACTAAGCGGTATTACTTCGGTAACACTTAAGGACGATGAGGGGGCGGCATTGGAAAGCCTGGATGTAACCGAAACCGAAACAATCACAGACGCGATAAGATATGCCGTATTTGATCTTTCGCTTTTGAGCTTAGGAGATGCGCAGTACTTAACTGTAAATGATTCGTACCGATTCGAGTTAGTAGATGAATGTATCTATGAAACTGAGACGGTTTTGTTTCTAAATCGTTACGGTGTATTCGAGGCGTTCACATTCTTTAAGGTAGCTAAGGAATCATTACGAGTTGAATCGTTCGGAGAGTTTAAGAACAACTATGTGAACGGTGCTAGTTACGACGCTAAAAGGCATTTATACCGCTCTAACGGACGAAACGGACGCAGCACGCTGCAACTTACTAGCGGTTACATAAGCGAGCAGCAGAACGCCGCTATCGAAGATTTAATACTAAGCGATTATATTTATTTGATTGATGGCAGCCCGTTGAATATCGATACGGATAGCATCGAAAAGAAAACTAGAATAGTAGATAAGTTGATAAGCTACGATATTAGTTTCAAAAGGTCGGAGGATTTTATTCAGACGGTGTAACCCACGACCCAAACAACCCGCTCCAAAAACACACCCTTATCGTCATAGCTTTTTTCTATAACCAAAACCGAACCGCAACGGGATAAAGTCGCTTTTCTTAACGTCTTAATTTTGCTCGGTTCGTTTAGCTTTTGTGCAATGAACGGTATTTCTTTAAGCTCCTTAACGGACTTAATCGTATAGATTTCGGGTCGGTTGTTCTGTTTTATTTTTAGCATAGTTATAATTTTAACTAAGTATATAGAACATTAAAACGTTCCATATACGCCTTGTTGTAAATAATAAAAATTACTTGGCTTTGTATTTTTTATCTATGGTATTTAAACGCTTTAAAATCTCTTGTAATTCTTTAGTGCTTTCCATATCCATACAACATTCTAATTTTTCATTAACTTCTTCCCAAGCGTTTCTTATGGCTTGTATTTCTTTTCTATTTATGTAAATGTTCATAATTTTTACAATTTACAACACCGTATAAAATTAATGCTGTGGTCTTTTTTTTTAGTTCTTAATTCGTTTTCTTTTTGCTTACTCCGTGCTTTGTCGATTTCTGCGAAATCAACTCGCACTAATCTTATACATGATAGTTGTAATGCATTTAACAATCCCATTCATTTTTTGGAAAGTCCTTTATATCCATCTGCGTACTTCTACATCTTTTAATATCTTTTAAATCAAATCCATACTTTTTAGAGTCTTCTAATAAATTAGTATGTTCGCTTCTCAACAAAATCAATGTAGAAGTACTTTTAAATTCTATTTTAATAACGTCAATCATAAAAAAACGCACCACAACAACATATAAAAATAATAGCCTGTTGTAGTGTCTTTTTAGTGACTATTACTCACTTATTAATTATTTGTTTAACTCAATCTTTGTGCTTTTTTACGGCTACTATTCTTATACTATACCGTTAAAAAAATCCCAGTCTTTCCTGAGCGTCAGTCTTATGTTAATTTAACGGGCTATGAACTAAATACTTCGGCATTACGTCCCGTTAGCGATACGATCATTAACACGTCCTACATTTGCGACAACAAAGGATTATCTATGCGTAATGCTTACTAAAGAGGCTAGGGCAAGATTCGAACTTGCACGTTAGTTCTTTCCATACTAACAACACCGTGCGTCTACCAATTCCGCCACCTAGCCGATAATCTTTATTTTTTTAAGAGTTTTTTGTATATAGGATTTACATCTTTAATAAATTGTTCATTATCAATATTAGACTCTATTGCATCACAAACTATTTTAAATAGTAAGTCTTTTTCTTTTTTAGTTACGTACATTTTTTTTCTGTTTAAATCTCGGCTTCGTTGCTTTCGATGGTTCAAATATAAACCTAATTATCGGTTCTACCAAATTTTACTCCGTTTTTTTTAAATACTCAGATACAAACTCAGCTATATTATTAGTGTTAGGTCTTTTTATTCTA